TATCATTTAATATCTCTGGTATGGTTAAGAGTGGAGAAATTGTTGGTGACTTTGATTCTGCTAATTCTATCGGTAGAATTATCCCAGAGAAATTCTTCCCCATTTTTGTTTCGACATTAAAACCAAACCAATATAATAAAGGTGAGACTGTAAAATCTGGCACGAAGTCGGGTGTTGTTCAAAGTTGGGATCCAAGGGTAAATCTCCTTAGTATTTCATCAATCGATGATTTCTCAACTAACGATCTTATTGTTGGACAATCATCAAACGCTCATGGAGTTGCATCTTCTGTAACTTACTTTGACTCATCTTTAAACACAAACACTCTTTCTAAAGTTTCTAAAGGATGGCAGACAAACTCAGGTTATCTTAATGACAATCTTCAGAGAGTACAGGATAGTTTCTATTATCAAAACTTCTCATACTCTTTAAGATCAAGGGTAGATTATGATACCTGGGAAGATGCTGTTGGATCTCTGAACCACACACTTGGATTTAGAAAATTCTCCGATTATCAAATGGAATCAAAACTTCCATCTGGTAGTGAAAATGCATTGGTCGTTGGAGTATCAACTAACCTTACATCAGTAGATTCTGTATATCAATTAGAGACTTTCATAGATCTTAATTGTGTAAATGATTTTGATCTTGTAAAAGAAAATTCCAAGTCACAGACTCAGATTGTATCGGATCAAATCACATTCTCTAGTAAAGTTCTTACTGATTTCTTTGAATCCGTTGGTAATAGAGTTCTGTCAATTGATAATGTCGCAAGTGAATTTAATAGTAACCCCAGACCAACTGCATTTAGCGTTGCAAATACTTTTGACCTTGATGATGTCAGAGCTCAAAAATATATCACTTATGTCAAGGACAGAAGATTTGTTGGTCAGAGACAATTGATGATCGTTGATCTTGTGCATGATAGTTCATTTGGATATATGAACCAATATGGTCGTGTTGAGACAACATACGACCAAGGATCTTTTGACTTTACTATCTCTGGTGGTCAGGGTCAACTGCAGTTCTTCCCAACCAAATCAGCAGTCAATAATTATGATATTACGACACTCTCCTATAACCTTGATGATAATCTACTTGGAGTTGGCACTACTGGCATTGGTCCAGTTCTGATTGATACTAAGAGTGTTGCTCTGAATAGTGGATCCACATCAAATGTTGTAAGTATTGCTAGCACTTACAGTTCCATTAAACTGATGGTTGAGATTACACCAGATATTAACAGGAACGAATTTGCTTACGATAACATTAATATAGTTCATGATGGAACTAATGTCTCAGTTCTTCAGTATGGTGAACTTACAACTGATCTGGGCGCAAGTGCATATATTGGATATGGAACTTACCATGCGTATATTTCAGGTTCTTCATTAAATGTTGATTACATCCCTGCATCTGATGTAGGTGTTGGAACAACGGGTGTTATTAATGCCATGGTGATTGGAGTAGGCAATAGTGACACCACTGGTATTGGAACACTTGATTTAAATCATGCAAGAATCGAAGGAAGAAATACAAGTATTGCATCTTCCACCGCACCTGTTCCTAACGTAATTGGATCTTATGCAAATGAATATGATGTTGCACACTTCATTGTTCAATTGACTGATATTACTAATAATCAATATTCACTTTCAGAATTGTTGGTTGTTGATGATTATATTTCTGATGATGGTGTTGGCGACACTTATGATACTGAATTTGGAATCATTGAGACCAACTCTGGTATTGGTACGATCGGTACACGGGTCAATGGTGCTGCTGTTGGTGTTGCTGCTACCGTAGAAGTTCTATATACACCTCCAGCAAATGTTCAGGCTCAAGCAAAAGTCTTCATGGTCGCTTTGAGACATGCTGATGACGATAGATCTGAAGTTGATTTTACAAATGGAACTATTGATACTTCATTCTCTCAATATGAGGGAACCGATACTGACATTAAGAGAGCATTTGAGCTCAAGCATAGAGGAAGACCAATCTTTGAGAGATACTTTGAGGGTAATGATTCTGATGAAGTTGTCGTGGATGATAACACGATCAGACTACCAGATCACTTCTTTGTAACTGGTGAGCAATTAACATATGTCCATGCTGGAGCTGCAAGTACTCAGGCAATTGGTATTGCATCAACTTCATTTGTTGGTATTGGTACAACCGATAAAGTTCCTGGAACTGTTTTCGCAGTCAAGGTTGATGACAATAAGATTAAACTTGCAGCTACCGCTGAGAAGGCACTGAAGGCTACACCTGAGGTGCTTGACTTTACAAGTGTTGGTATTGGCACATCTCATAGATTTGTATCAACCAATCAGAACTCTAAGGGTATTCTGGCACTTGATAATATTATTCAATCTCCCATTGTTTCTACTGCTCTCACAACACACCTGCATAGAACTGCAACATCAAGTGATGATAGAATCACAGTAAGCACTGGCATCAACTCAATCTTCGGTGGAGACCTTCTTAAGATTGAAAATGAAATTGTTAAGGTGTCTGGTGTTGGTATTGGATCTACAAACGCACTTTCAGTTCAGAGACAGTGGTTGGGGACTGCACTTGCAGGACACTCAACAGATGCTCTCGTAACCAAGGTTGTTGGAAATTACAATATTGTTGATAACATCCTCAACTTTGTTGATCCTCCTGTTGGTCAAACTCCACTAGGAACCTCAACAAACAGACCTGATGAAAGAGATTGGACTGGCATTGCCACAGGATCATCTTTCCAGGGGAGAATATTCCTTAGATCTGGTGTCCAGGATACATCAAATGAGACTTATTATAGAAATAAGGTACTTGATGATATTTCCGATAATTTTAACGGAACTAATAGATTATTCACACTTACATCAGAGGCATCTAATGTTGGAGGAATATCAACCGAAAATGCAGTTGTTTTGATTAATGATATCTTCCAGGGTCCTGGTGCAACAAGTGATTACACTATTGAAGAAAGTGGTGGCATAAGTTCTATTAGATTTGCAGGAACTGCAACATCAGTTTCTTATGATGTCAATAGTTCTAATTTACCTGTTGGAGGAGTCATAGTATCGGTCGGTATGACTGACCAAGGTCTAGGGTTCCAACCTCTGATATCTGCTGGAGGAACAGCGACTGTCTCAGGTCTTGGCACCATTTCCGCTATTAGCATTGGTAACAGTGGATCTGGTTACAGAGCTGGCATCCAAACTGTTAATGTCGGTGTCGCTTTATCAAGCACCAGTGCTCCTAGTATAGAGTTTATCGGAACTGCAACAATTAGTAATGGTAATATTGTAAGTGTTGCAATCACTAATCCAGGAACTGGATATACAACAACTAATGTCCCTTATGTAATTTTTGATGATCCACTTTCCTATTCTGGTATCGCGCTTACATACAGTTCTGTCTCAAGCGGAATTGGTAGTGGAGCTACTATAGATGTTGTAGTTGGTCAGGGATCGAGCATTATTGATTTTGAGATTCGCAATACTGGATTTGGATATAAGTCTGGTGAGAAATTGACAGTTCCTATCGGAGGACTCACTGGTATTCCAACCACTTCCACATATAGAGAATCTCTGATTGATATTCAGAAGGTATTTACTGATGAGTTTACTGCCTGGTCACTCGGAACTCTGCAAGTGCTTGATAACCTTGATAATCTCTTTGACGGAAGCACCGTTGCATTCTCACTCAGAGATTCTGGATCGCTTATCACGATTAGAGCAGCGAAAGGTTCTAATATTAATGTACAGGATGTTCTCCTTGTGTTTATTAATGATACACTCCAAGTTCCTGGTGAAGGATATACCTTTAACGGTGGTTCTACTATCACATTCACAGAAGCACCTAAGGTAGGGGATAAATCTAAGATTATCTTCTATAAAGGCACTGGAGCAGTTGATGTTGTCTTCAGAGATATTATTCCTCCAGTTAAAATTGGAGACACATTACAGATTGAGTCAGACGTTGTTCATCTTAATGAAGATCCCAGAGTTGTTGACCAAATTGATTCTACTGATATTATCACAACTGACCCATATTATGGTCCAGGAAATACAGCAGATGAAAATCTTGTTAGACCTGTGATTCTTTGTAGACAAACTGAAGATAAGATTATTGATAATAAAGAAGTTGGCAAAGACAGAGAACTTTATGAACCTGGCATCAATCCAGGTGCGTATCTGATTAAATCTGTTGGAATTGGATCTACAACAATCTATGTTGACAATATCAGACCCTTCTTTGATTCTAAAGTTGAGGACGCTACAAGTCTTACCTTCCAAAACAAAGTAACACTTGTTTCACAGGATACTAAGACAGGTGCAGCTGCAACAGCGATTGTATCTGGTCTTGGAACAATATCTTCTATATCAATATCCTCAGGTGGTGTTGGTTACTCTACCGCTCCTACAATTAGTATCGGCGGAACTGCACAATCTGTAGGACTTGGAACCACTGCAGTTGCAACAGCATCTATTACTGCTGGCGTTGTTACTTCCATCACTTTGTCAAACGCTGGCACTGGGTATACAACCGCAAAACCACCACAAGTTCTGATTGCACCACCAGCATCTAACGTAGAAACTAATAGTGTTGGTTCATTCTCTGGTGATAGTGGAATCGTTGTTGGATTTGGAACTACTTCTTCTGGTTCTGACTTACAGATAGTTCTTGATCTTCATGTCCCAGCGGGGTCATTTATGAGAGATGCGTCTCTTGTTGGAACTGCTGTAACAATAAGTGGAATCGGAACAAATGATTATTTCATGGTTTATAACTCTAATGTTGGTCTTGCAACCACTTCCATCTCCTCTAAAGATGGTGGTGGAACAACAATAGCAATTGGTAAGAGTTACATTGATAACATTTATCAAGTCGCTTCAGTTTCTACCGTTGAATCCACAATTACTGGAATAGGCACCACCCACATAAGAAGAATCCAGGCAACTGTTGTTGGACTTGGTACTACCACTGGAGGTATATACACCACCTCAAATTACATGGGTAATTATAGTTGGGGTAGAGTTGACTTAACAGGTAGAGTCCAATCCTATACATATAACTTCTATGGTGACGATGGTGTAATTGGTATCACCACTTCAGGTCTTGTAAGAAGAACAAATCCACTTAAATTTAGAAATTACATCGTCTAAATAAATTTTGTGGTCACTGTCCCAATAAATAAGTAAAAAAACCAGTACAAATGGCTGCTATTATAACTGATCAAATTAGAGTGCTTAACGCCAAGAATTTTGTTTCTGACGTTGGCATTAACACTTATTATTCTTTTATTGGTTTACCGAATCCAACAGATTATCAAACTGATTGGAATAATAATCCTCCTTCTCCAAAGGATAATTTTGATCAGGAGAATGACTATTGGGATACAATGGTCGCTCTTAAAAAAGTCAATAGTGCTGACATAAGACAAGTTGTGCCAAAGAGACAATGGTCATCTGGTACAACGTATGATTACTATCGCCATGATTATAGTAGATCAAACACGGCAAAAGTGTCTGGTGCTACTAATTTATATTCTGCATCATATTTTGTAATCAACGAAGATTACCAAGTCTATATTTGTTTACAGAATGGAACTGACCCAGACAACCCAAGCGGAAGACCTTCACTTGATGAACCAACTTTTACAGATCTTGAACCTAGAGCAGCAGGAACAAGTGGTGACGGATATATTTGGAAATATTTGTTTAGAATCAAACCAAGCGAAATTGTAAAGTTTGAAACTACAGATTTTATTCCTGTTCCTGCTGACTGGTCAACATCAACAGATAATGCAGCGGTTAGAGATAATGCCGTTGATGGTTCTATCAAAATCGTGGCAGTTACTGATCGTGGTGTTGGACTTGGCACTGCTAATAGAACATATTCTAATGTTCCTATCAAAGGCGATGGATCTGGTGCCACTTGTACGATTGTTGTCAATAATGATCAAAAAGTTGATACAGTCACTATATCCAATCAAGGCTCTGGTTACACCTATGCCAACGTTGATCTTGTAGCTGGTGGTGTTCCAACTGGAACTTCAAGACCTACACTTGATGTCATCATGACTCCTCAAGGGGGTCATGGCGCAGACATTTACAGAGAACTTGGTGCATATAATGTTCTTCTGTACTCTAGAATTGAGAATGATAACGAAAACCCAGATTTCGTTACCGGTAATCAAATTGCAAGAATTGGTGTCGTACAAAACCCAGAGGCGAGTGCTGGAACTATCTTAAATTCTGATAAGGCAAGTGCAGTTAATGCCCTTAAACTAGTAGGTGCTGGTTATAGTTCTGCAACCTTCTCAGCAGACTCGTATGTTACGCAAACGATTGCAACCGGAAGCACAGCTGTTGGAAGAGTCGTAAATTATGACCAAACTACTGGTGTTCTGAAGTATTGGCAAGATCGTTCTGTTGCTGGATTTAACACAGTTGGAACAGCACAAACCCAACCAACCTACGGGTTTGAATTGCAAGAATTTACAGCAACACCTGCAACTGGTGGTAGCATCACTATTGTTCCATCAACTGGATCAAACCTCGCTATTGACACCTCCTTTACGGGTGTGAGTACCGTAATAAATAATAGAACATATTACCTTGGTCAGTCATTTACCGATGGTGTTGCTGGTGCTGAGGTTAGAAAGCACTCAGGTAATATAGTTTACGTAGATAACAGACCATCAATTACAAGGTCATCTAACCAAAAAGAAGATATTAAAGTCATTTTGCAGTTCTAACGGATTATGCCACAGCAAACTAATCTCAACGTCGCACCTTATTTTGACGATTTTGATGCGAATAATGACTTTCATAAAGTTCTCTTTAAGCCTGGATATCCTGTTCAGGCAAGAGAACTAACAACGCTGCAATCGATATTACAAAATCAGGTTGAAAAATTTGGTCAACACTTCTTTAAAGAAGGTGCAAAGGTAATACCGGGAAATACGTCATATTCTCAATTTTACAGATGCATACAACTTGAAAACACCTTCCAGGGTGTGCCAGTCAGTGCGTATGCTGATCAACTAGTTGGAACAAAAATTACAGGTCTAACGTCAGGCGTTACTGCCTATGTTGATAATGTTCTCAATCCAGAGGATTCTGAGAGAGGAACGCTTACACTTTATATCAATTATCTGGGATCAAGCACAACTAATAACGCTACTGAATTTTTCTCAGATGGAGAAAATCTTGCATGTGATCAAATCATTACATCTGGTTTACTGGGTAACACGACAATTGATGCTGGAGCACCTTTTGCATCCACAATTGCAACCGGTGCAGCTGAAACTGGTTCATCTTTTTCTATTCAAGAGGGTGTATATTTTGTAAGAGGTCAGTTTGTAAACGTTGCAACTGAAACTCTTATTCTTGATCAGTATAATAGCGCACCTTCATATAGAGTTGGTTTGCTTGTCTCTGAAGAAATCATTACTGCAGACCTTGATGAAACTCTCAACGATAACTCTCAGGGTTTCAATAACTATTCTGCACCAGGTGCGGATAGACTAAGAATTAGCGTAAGACTTTCAAAGAAACCAAACGTTGACTTCCAAGACGACAATTTTATAGAATTAGCACGGTTTACTGACGGTGTAATTAGATCTCAAACTAAGAGCACTGATTATTCACTCGACTTCATTGACATCCTCGCCAGGAGAACATTTGCAGAGTCTGGCAATTACACTGTAAGAGACTTTGATGTCTCTGTAGAAAACGCACTTGATGATGGTTTAGGAAGCAGAGGAATATTCTCAGCAGGACAATTTACTCCAAGCGGAACTCCTGTTACAGAAAACCAAGGAATTTATAAGATCTCGCCAGGCAAAGCCTTTGTAAAGGGTTATGAGATTGAAACGATTGGACCAACTTTTATTGATTTTACTAAGACTAGAACTGTCAGAACAATAGAAGATGAGTCTATAATTTATAATACTGGACCAACCGTTAGAATCAATAATGTTTATGGTGCTCCCAAAGTTGGAATGGGAAACACTTTTACTGTCTCTCTGAGAGATACAAGAATTGGAAGTGCAGCGACAGTCGCTGCTGGTTCTGAAATTGGACTTGCCAGAGTTTATGATTTCTCACTTGAGTCAGGTAATTATAATTCATCTAATGGTAATATAAATGAGTGGGATATCTCATTGTTTGATGTCCAGACATTTACAACACTTACTCTTAATGAGGCAACCACTCTAAACGTTCCCACTTTTGTTAAGGGAGAACAAACTGGTGCAACAGCATTTATTAGAAGTGCTGTGTCTAATAGTAAGTCAGTGACATTGTATGATGTTCAGGGAAAGTTTAATGACTTTGAGCCTCTGACATTTAATGGTGTTGCTAGCGGTTTCGTTGGAGTCGCTGTCACTGAGTTTGGTATTTCTGATGTAAAATCAGTTCACGGTGTTGTAGGGTCTGGTTATACCTTTAATGGAGATACAATTCAGTCACCAATATCTGTAGTTGGTGTTGCTACAATTTCTGCTACATCGGGTGCTGCAGGTATTAGTACGGTCAGAAGCACCAATCCAAGGTTCCCAACTGGCATCAGAGAGAATAATCTTGTAAGATACTCTGATGTTAACAGAGGTGGAAATACAAATAATGATCCAGTATTTGCAAGAGTTGTATCAGTCGGTTCATCCCATCTTACCATTACTGGAGTTACCACAGTCACTGGTGTTGCCATTGGCGGAACCGTTGCAACGCAGATTGAAGTACAAGACTTTACTGTTCTTGGAACAAATCTTGTAGCATCATCTGATAATACATTATATACTGCACTTCCGAAAGCTAATGTTTCTAATGTTGATTTAACATCAGCAAGTATCAATATTAGAAAGGAGTTCACTGTTAATATTGCAAGCAATACGTTGTCTTCAGTTGTAACTGGCGGCGATAATGAAACCTTCACAGCGTTTGATGAGGAAAGGTATGCTCTTATCAGAACAGATGGATCTACTGAAGTTCTGACTGCAGACAGACTGGTTTTCTCAAATGGTGGAAAGTCAATCAACTTCCTTAACTTGGGCGCTAATGATACTGGTGCAACATTGATTGCAACACTTAAAAAAGAAAAACCCAAGTCCAAAGTAAAGATCAAAAACAGAGTGAACTCTGTTATTGTTGACAAATCAAAACTGTCAGCTTCTGGTGCAGGATCCACTACTCTGAATGATGGTCTCACATTTGGTTCATATCCATTTGGAACCAGAGTGCAGGACGAAATTATTTCACTGAATGTCCCGGATATTGTTGAGATTCATGGCATCTTTGAGTCTACAGACACTGCAGTTGCATCATGTCCTACTGCGGTTCTGAATACTCTTACAAGTTCATCTACAACTACCACAGAATTTGTTATCGGTGAGAAAATTACTGGACAAACAACTGGTGCGATTGCAATTGTTGCTGAAAAAGTCTCAGACTCCAAGATATCATTTATCTACAAAAATGATATTTTGTTTAAAGAGGGTGAAACAATTGTAGCAGGTGAGTCTGATGTTGAGGGTGTAATTCAGACTTTGGACTCTCAAAGTTTTGATGTATCGCAAAACTTTGTTTTTGATGATGGACAAGAAGGAACAATTTATAATATTGGATCACTTAAGAGAAAGGCAGGTGTCTCGGAACCCGCAAAACAAATCAAAGTTTATTTCTCTAACGGTTATTTTGAGTCCACAGATGATGGGGATATCACAACAGTATCTTCCTACGATCAGTTTGACTATGGAAAGGATCTCAACTTTGTCAATTTTGACAGAGTGTCTGATATTATTGATATTCGTCCTAGAGCTTCTGAGTACACGGTTGCTGAGAGCACAAGGTCACCCCTTGAATTCTTAGGTAGATCATTTAATGCTGATGGAAACTCTGCAACGAGTCCTCTTGCCACGGATGAATCTATCTTGGTAACTTTCTCATATTACCTTGGTAGAATTGACAGAATCTTCCTCACAAAAGATGGTGCATTCCAAGTAAAATATGGTGAACCATCTGAGAGACCAGTAAGACCAGGACCTGTGGATGATGCAATTGAGATTGCAACCATCACTCTTCCTCCTTATCTTTACAGAACACAAGAGGCAGGATTATCGTTCTTAGAACAGAAAAGGTACAGAATGTCCGACATTCGTCGCCTTGAAAATAGAGTTAGAAATCTTGAGTATTATACTGCACTGTCACTCCTCGAAACAAATACTGCCAATTTGTTTGTACCAGATGCACAGGGACTTAACAGATTTAAGTCTGGTTTCTTTGTCGATAACTTTAATACTTTCAGACCACAAGAAGAGAGTTTTGAGATCAAAAACAGCATTGACCTTGAAAATAAGGAACTGAGACCAAAACATTATACAACTTCTCTTGATTTGATCTTTGGTCCAGTCATAAACCCAGATCCAACAGCAGATAAAAACTTTACACCGATTGAAGGAACAAATGTCAGAAGAAGTAGTGACATTGTTACACTTGATTATGCTGAAGTAAACTACTTGGAGCAGAGTTTTGCTACAAGGGTTGAAAATGTAACTCCTTTCCTCATCAGTTTTTGGCAAGGATCAATGGAGTTAACTCCTGCGACTGATACTTGGGTTGATCAATCTAGACTTGAGGCAAAAATTATTAATACTGAAGGTGATTATTCTGAGACCTTCAACAATATGGTTAGAAATGGTCAGATTGACCGTGAGAGTGGATTTGGTCCTATTGTATGGAATTCTTGGAGAACTAACTGGACTGGAATTGAGATTCAGAATAGCACTAGAACAAGAGAAACCAGTAGAAGTTGGTCCAGAGGATGGACGGCATTTAGAGAGAATCAAACTTTAAGAGATACTCTCAGACATACCGTCGAAACGGGTATTGAATCAAGAACGGCTAACAGAACAGTTGTAACAGAGGTATTTGATCAAACCTCTGTTGGAGATAGAGTTATCAGTAGAGATCTCGTCGCATTTATGAGATCAAGGAATATTACATTTAATGCTAAGAGAATGAAACCTCTTACTCAAATGTATGCATTCTTTGATGGAAAAGATGTTACCAAATTCTGTGTTCCAAAACTGCTTGAGATACAGATGATATCTGGTACTTTTACTGTTGGAGAAACAGTAACGGGATCTGTAATTACTACAGGTCTTGGAGCAGACACATCTGATAACGCTGCAGGAATGGCTTTCAGAGTTGCTCAGTGTAATCATAGAGAGGGACCATACAATGCCCCTTCTCAAACATATGTTGACGATCCATACAACAATCAGGCATTACCATCAACATACTCATCAACTTCTACAGTTCTTAACGTTGATGTATTGTCAATGTCTGAAGAGACACCAGGTCAGTATGGCGGATACCTTGAGACAGGTGCAACATTGGTTGGATCTTCGAGTGGTGCTAGAGCAACTGTCACTAATGTAAGACTCGTCACTGATCTGGCAGCTAATTTAATTGGTAGTTTCTTCATTCCTACTTTAGATAGTGTCAATCACCCTCGTTTTGAGACCGGTGATAAGACTTTGGTGTTGGTTAATGAAGAGGATAATGACCAAGATGCGGCAACTACAATTGCTGAAGAGAAGTTTACAGCGTCGGGCACACTAGAGACTGTACAAGAGAATATTATTTCTGTACGAAATGCTAGAGTTGAAAATCGTCAATCAGTCGAAAACAGGTCTGTTCAAAGAACTCTCCAAACAGAAGTAGTTAACACTGAAGTTGTTAGAACATCAAGATCGTCTTGGAGTTTCGGACCACCTCCTCCACCCCCACCACCACGTAGATGGGGTGACCCACTTGCTCAGTCTTTCCAAGTGGAAGACGAAATGGGTGTCTTCATAACAAGATGCGATGTCTTCTTTAGGTCTAAAGATGACATGGATATTCCAATTACCCTGCAAGTTAGATCTATGGAGGGTGGAGTTCCATCTCAGGTAATTCTTCCATTCTCGGAAGTATCTTTAGATCCATCTAGAGTCAACATATCTGCCGATGGATCAGTTGCAACAACATTCCAATTCGCTGCTCCAGTCTATCTGACTGGTAACAACTCCGATTATTGCGTTGTATTGATATCTAACTCAACTAAGTATGAAGCTTACATTAGTAGAGTTGGTGAAAATGATCTGATCACACAATCATATATCTCACAACAACCATATCTTGGATCTCTGTTTAAGTCTCAAAATGCTTCAACTTGGGAACCAAGTCAGTGGGAAGACCTTAAGTTTACTCTTTACAGAGCAGACTTCCTTGATTCGGGTTCAGTTGAGTTCTATAACCCTGAGTTGTCTGATGCCAATACAAGCGTCGCAACTCTACAACCCAACAGTCTGAACGTTGTCTCGAGACAACTTAGAGTTGGTCTTGGAACCACAGTTGGAGATAGTACATATGCACTTGGAAATACCTTCTCTCAACTTGGTACAAACGCTACTGGTGATCTCTTAGGAACTGCTGGTATTGCCACTGGTTCAATGACTGTAATTAACGCAGGTCTTGGTTATACCCCTGCTAGTGGACAATTCCAATTCAACGGTGTTGATATGGTTACGGTCACTGGAAATGGTAGAGGTGCTAAGGCTGATATTACAATCCAAAATGGTGTAGCAATCGCGGCAACATTTGGAACTGGTGGATCTGGTTATCAAGTTGGTGATGTTCTTACAGTAAGCACTATTGGTGTAAGTTCTGTAGGACAGAATCTTAGATTGTCTGTCGCTGGTATTGGTGTAACGCAAGAACTTATCTTGGGTAACGTCCAAGGCAATTTTGTTGTTGGTTCAGCAAATACTGTTCAGTTTGTGAATAGTTCGGGTATTACAACTGATCTGAATTATGATCTCGGTGGTGATGTTCAGGTTGCATCGGTTAATGTTGTGAATGATGGTCTTCACATCAAAGTGAATCATAGAAATCATGGTATGTATTTTGATGATAATAGAGTAAGCATTTCTGGTGTACTGCCCGATATCAGACCTACCAAACTGAGCACTGCATATAATGCAGATTCTACAAGTGCCATTTCTGTTGATAGCTCCACTAATTTCTCTTCCTTCGAGAACGTTGGAGTTGGTACAACAAACAAAGGTTATCTGTTGATTGGTAAAGAAATCATTGAGTATGATAACATTTCAGGCAACAACATCGGAGGAAACATTGTAAGAGGATCTAATCCTGTTAACTATCCAGTTGGAACACCAGTTTACAAATATGAAAACTCTGGTGTCAATTTGCAGCGTATTAATAAAACGCATGATCTTAATAATGTGACAGTTGCAAATCCAATTACATTTGACTCATACAATGTAAAGATTGATATGTCTGCACTTGATTCAAGCAATGATGATAGGAGCAATGATGTTGGATTCCCTGCATTGTATCTTAACAACACCAAATCCACTGGTGGATACAATGTGAAGGCGTCTCAAAACATTCCTTTTGAGATTGTCACACCAGTTGTACATAACATGACTGTCAAAGGTACAAGTTTGACAGGAGAACTTAGAATGACAACTTCTAAGAGTTTGAGTGGAAGTGAATTGGCATACTTGGATACTGGGTTTGAGACCATTACCTTTAATGAACCAAACTTCTTGGAGACTCCTAGAATGGTTGCATCGAAGGTAAACGAAGATGCCAAGTTAGCAGATCGTCCTGGTGCAAAGTCTATGAATATGAGACTTTTCCTCAATACCACTGATTCAAGAGTATCACCAGTTATCGATGCTCAGAGAGTCAGTGCAATCCTCACCTCAAACAGAGCAAATAGTGAAATCACAAACTTTGCAACTGATAGTAGAGTTAACACGATTGATTTAGATCCTACTGCATGTCAGTATCTTTCTAAAGAAATCACCCTTGAGCAGTCTGCCACATCTCTGAAAATTAATTTGAGTGCCCATGTAAACCTGGGCGCTGATATCAGAGCCTTCTACATGGTTGGAAATGAGCAGGGCACTGATCCTATATTCTCACCATTCCCAGGTTATAAGAACCTCAATGTTAGAGGTCAAGTAATTGACGCTAAGGCAAGCAATGGTGAGTCTGACGTATTTGTTCCTAAATCAAACATTTACGCATATGAGTCGCAGGATCTCGACTTTAAAGAATATGAATTCACAATTGACGAGTTACCTGCATTTAGAACATATCGCATCAAGTTGTTGCTCACATCAACATCACAGGTGCATGTTCCAAGAGTCAAAGATCTAAGAGTCATCGCATTAGCATAATGGATTATTACACAGTTGAGGGTCACGGGGATCTCGCAAGAGACCCCGTAACAAATTCTATTATTAACGTGAACAATCATGATTATCAACAGTACGTTGAAAGAAGAAGTGTAAAATCCAAAGAGAATCAAAAAGTACAGACAATTGAGGATCAAGTCGCTAATATGAAGGGCGAACTAGATGAAATCAAGTCGTTACTTAAGGAGTTAATCAATGGATCCCGATAACATCAAATTGAGCAATCTGTCAAAGATGTTTGCTTATAGTCAACTAGCATCTGAGATAGATAGTTGTGATGATAGTGATACTCTCAAAAAAATTGCAAAGTCATTTTGCAAACTTTATTATAAACAACAGGAAACGATGTCAATCATAGGAATGGCCGATGCCCAGTAAAAATATCACTTTTGATCCAGATGCCGGTGTGCCAAAGGGTGCTAACTTTACTTTGCATACCGGAGCAGATTTTCACGCAAACTTCAATGTTGTAAATACTGCAAACTCTGCATTTAATTTTACGGGATATTCAGGTTCCGCTCAGATGTCAAAAAGTGTGGCTATTGGGGCGACACTTGGAGTAACCACAAGTTTTACTGTTGGATTTACAAGTGCATTTGATGGGAAGTTTAGAGTCTCTCTTGGATCAACTGATACTAGAAATTTGAAAGAAGGTAGATACGTCTATGACGTTCTTGTAAGTTCTGGTTCTACAACTTATAGCATAGTAAACGGAAATATATTAGTTCTTGCGGGTATATCTTCTGCTCCCTAAATATGTTAGGAGAATAGTTTGTTAAATGGCACAACCATCTAGTAGGGCAGATCTAATAAATTATTGTAAAAGGCAACTTGGTGCTCCAGTCCTAGAAATTAATATTGCTGATGAACAAGTGGAGGATATCATTGATGATGCTCTCCAGTATTTTCATGAGCGTCATTTTGATGGTGTCATTCAGACTTATCTAAAGTATAAAATAACACAAGACGACAAAGATAGAGGACAGGGTAGAGGCGGAAATAATCCAATCGGAATTATTACAACCACTGCGACTTCTACAGTAGGTTTATCGACAACATTCTCTTACGAAGAAAATAGCAATTATATTCAGGTTCCTCCATCTGTCATAGGGATCAATAAGATCTTTAAGTATGACGGACCACAAACTTCCACGAATAATATGTTCAGTGTGAAGTATCAGATGTTCCTTAATGACATGTATTATTTTGGATCGACTGAGATCCTTACATATGCAATGACAAAAAGGTATTTGGAAGATTTAGATTTTATTCTGAATAATGATAAGCAAATAAGATTTAACCAAAGACAAAACAGACTATACTTAGATATCGACTTTGGTGACGTGGCAGTTGATGATTACCTTATTATTGACTGTTATCGACTCATTGATCCAAATGATTTTACAAGAGTTTATAACGACGCTTTTCTAAAAAAATATGCCACAGCTCTCATGAAGAAGCAGTGGGGTCAAAACCTTATTAAGTTCCAAGGAGTCAAATTACCTGGAGGAATAGAACTTAATGGTAGACAAATTTATGATGATGCTCAAAAAGATTTGGAAATGATCAAAGAGCAAATGTCAAACACTTATGAACTTCCCCCACTGGATTTTATAGGTTGATATTATGCTTAATCCTTATTTTCAACAAGGCGCTAGGACAGAACAAAATCTGCTCCAAGATCTAATCAACGAACAGTTGAAGATGTATGGGGTTGAAGTGCATTATCTTCCCAGAAAGTATGTTACTGAGAAATCAGTCATACGTGAGGTAATTCAGTCATCATTTGATGATGCATATCCAATAGAGGCGTATGTTGAGAATGTGGATGGATATGGAGATAATCCTACTTTGTTGTCTAAGTTTGGTATTCAGGCAACGAATGAGTTAAATTTGATTATATCAAAAGAAAGGTGGGAAAACTATATTCAACCTCTGATTAAGAACGAAACGAATATAAAACTTTCTACTCGACCAAAAGAAGGGGACTTAGTTTACTTCCCTCTTGGTGATAGATTATTTGAGATTAAATACGTTGAACATGAGAGACCATTTTACCAACTTCAGAAGAATTATGTCTATGAGTTGAGATGTGAACTCTTCAGACTTGAGGATGAACTCATTGACACTGGTATTGATGATATAGATGATGTACTGGTTGGCGGAGAACTCACTGGAGAGACTGAGGACGGTATAAGCACCCTTACAGGTCCATCACAGACTTTAACTCTTGTAGGAACTGGAGTTACAGCAACAGCAGTCATATCTGTGTTCAATGGAGGTATTCAGAAATTTGTTGTCTCTAATAGGGGCAGCAACTATAGCTCTTTACCAAGAGTAGCGATTTCCTCAGCACCAAGCACGGGAACAACTGGTATAGGAACTGCTGTGTTTATCGGAGGTATTAGAGTATGTACCGACAATCTCAACCCAGCACTTAAGTCAGTTCAGCAGGTAGATATCATTAATCCAGGTGCAGGTTATACCACACCACCTAGTGTTCAGTTTATTGGTGGAGGCGGTGCAGGAGCTGCTGCAACTGCTGTTATCAATACTGGAGTAGTTGGTCTTGCTACTCTTACAAACGCTGGTGCTGGATATACTGTCAATCCAACTATCACTATCTCTGGTGTCTCAACTGTGTCTGCTGCTGCAACAGCAATTGTAAATTCTGCTGGTGCAATTACTGCAATTCACTTTACAAACTCTGGTGCTGGATACACAGTAGCTCCAACTATTACCATTGCAAACCCAGACCTAGATTCAATCGGAGACTTTGCATTCAATGAGGTCGTTACTGGATCAGTTACTGGAACAACGGCAAGAGTTAAGAGATGGGACTCTACAACCAACGAACTTGAGATTTATAAAGTTGGTGGAGACTTCACAGTTGGTGAAAATATTGTCGGATCTACATCAGGTGCTTCACATCAATTGAGAGTTATAAGCACTGATCCACCTGATGATGGTTTTGCAGACAATGTAAACATTGAAACTGAAGCAGATTCTATCTTAGACTTCAGTGAGCAAAACCCATTTGGTATTCCCTAAATAATATTATCATTAAACCTTAACAATGTTTGAGTATTTTTATAACGAGATATTGAGGAGGACCATTATTGGATTTGGTACTCTCTTTAATAACTTGACAATAAAAGCAACCAACGCATCTGATTCGGTTGTCAGTGTGACTAAAGTGCCTTTGGCTTATGGTCCCACACAAAAGTTTCTTGCGAGACTTGAGCAGCAGGCAGATTTAAATAGATCGACTGCGATGACATTGCCAAGAATGTCATTTGAGTTTACTGGTTTGACCTACGATCCATCAAGGAAAGTAACAACCACTCAAACCTTCGTTGTTAAGGATCCAAACACTGGTGAAGAAACAAAAAAAGGTTTCATGCCAGTTCCTTATAATATGCAATTTGAACTTGCAATTATGTGTAAGTTAAATGATGATGCACTACAAATTGTTGAACAAATTCTTCCATACTTCCAACCAGCATACAACTTGACTGTTGAGTTAGTTGAGGGTATTAAGGAAAAAAGAGATGTTCCAGTTGTGCTTGAGAACATCACAATGCAAGATGATTATGATGGAGATTTTAAGGAGAGAAGAGTTCTTCTGTATACCTTGAGATTTACAGCGAAAACATACATGTACGGTCCTGTCTCCTCCGCAACGAGAGACATCATCAAGGTTGCAAAAGTTTCTTATATTTCTGGCGACTCCAGAAGCACTACAAGAGATATCTCTTATACTGTTACTCCTAGAGCAATTAAGGATTATACAGGTGAAGTTGCGACGACGATTACAGATGATATTACAATTACAACTAAGGTGATTGAAGTCGAAGATGCGAGTGGTCTCACTGCCAAGACATATGTTGATCTGAATGGTGAGGAATTGTTTATTAAGTCCATCTCTGGCAATAAGATCACGGTCAACCGTGGTCAAGACAAC